AGATAAGGATAAAGGTGAAATACTAACAGATGAAGAAGAAAAAGAAGTGTATCAAGAATGGGAAAAGAACAAAGAAGATGAATAAATGAAGAAACTACTACTTATAGCATTATGTTGATTCGCCGGCTAACCATAAATCAAGGACTAAAATAAAGGAGTTAGAGATTATGAATAAGAGACAGAAGAAGAAGAAGGGGCTGTTATTGATTGAGAAAGTTTACTCAAACTATGGCAAGAAGGAAAACGAATCGAAAGAAAAGAAAGAAGTAAAAGAAAAGAAAGTAGTGGAAGAAGTAAAAGAAGAACCAGTAAAAGAAGAACCAGTAAAAGAAGAACCAAAAGAAGAAGATACTAAACTTGAAGAATACAGTAAAGGTGTTCAATCACGTATTTCTAAACTCACAAGAAAAATGAGAGAAGCAGAACGTAGAGAAGGCGCTGCTGTTGAATATGCTCAAGCTTTAGAATATCAAAGAAGACAGGATCAGTCTCAATTTAAAAAAATGGATACTGATTATTGGTCTAGATTTGAGAAAAATGTAAAAACTGGAATGGAGTCTGCTCAAAAAGATTTAGCAGGCGCTATTGAATCTGGAAATGCAGAAGCTCAAGTTGAAGCTAATAAACGGATTGCTACATTAGCATTTGATAATGCTAAATTGGAGCAAAGAAAGTCTACACCTGTTGCGCAGGAACCACCTGTTCAACTTTCAGACGGTGGAAGATTACCACAGCAAACACCACAGGAACTTCCTGAACCAGATCCTAAAGCGGAAGAATGGGCTAGTAAAAACACATGGTTTGGCAAAGATAGAGCCATGACTTTTACTGCCTTTGAAATCCATAAGGATCTTGTAAATGAAGGATTTGATCCTAAATCGGACGATTATTATTCTGAAGTTAATAAAAGAATAAAAGTTGACTTCCCGCATAAATTTGCTATAGGTGGTGATGTAGAAACGTCCAAAACCAATCAGTTGGTTGCTTCAGCTAAAAGAAGCGTAAGACCTGGACGCAACACTGTGAGACTCACATCTTCACAGGTAGCAATAGCTAAAAAATTAGGTGTGCCACTCGAAGAATATGCGAAACAAATAAAACTCACGGAAGGAGCATAATATGAAAAAAGACGATACAAAAACTTCACGTGCGAGTCAAACACGGCAAGAGACTGAAAGGCCAAAAGTGTGGACTCCTCCATCTTCTCTAGATGCACCCCCTGCACCTGATGGATTCAGGCACAGATGGATACGGGCAGAGAGTTTAGGGTTTCAAGACACTAAAAATATCTCTGGAAGATTAAGATCCGGTTATGAATTGGTGAGAGCCGATGAATATAAGGATACTGATTATCCCGTAGTCACTGAAGGAAAATACAAGGGAGTGATTGGGGTAGGTGGCCTTGTGCTCGCAAGGGTACCCGAAGAAATCGCGAAGCAAAGAACTGAATATTATCAGCGTCAAGCTGAAGGTCAGGACGAAGCGGTAGAACACGATTTAATGAAGGAAGAGCATAAGAGTATGCCTATTGATGTAAATAGGCAATCTCGTGTAACCTTCGGTGGTACAAAGAAAAGTTAATTTTTTAACTATTCCGAATCATCGATTTAAATTAACCCGTCCCTTCGGGGACAAAGGAGACAACTATGGCTAATAGAAATAGCGCAGGTTTCGGATTTATTCCAGCTGGTACGTTGGGGAATACCCCATCTACTCAGGGATTATCTGAATACTTTATAGTTGCTGCTGATTCTGCCAATAAATTCAATGGTATGGGAGTACGTGTTACTGCCGGATACATTGTAACTGGAGAAGATTCGGCAACTGGAACGTCAATAGGTGTTTTACAAGGAATATTTTACAACGCTGCAACTACGTTAAAACCTACGTTTGCAAGTTGGTATGATGCAACAATCACACCAGCGAACAGCGAAGATACTAAAGCGTTTGTAAATGATAACCCCTTCCAATTGTACAATGTCGCAACCGATGCAGCAGTAGCAACTACTGTCGCGGGTGCACATGCTATCTATCTTGACACATTTGATGTGAACACAGGTGGAAATACAACAACTGGAAGATCAAGCACTACAATTGACATTGGTGACACTGCCGCTGCAGCTAATACATGGAGACTTATTAGAAGCGCAGAAGACCCAGAAAACAATGATCTGACAGCAGCTTATTGTACCGTCGTTGTAATCCAAAACTTAAACGAGTACATTGATAGTACTGGCGCTTAAGTCTGAATAGGAGATAAATTATGGCAATATCAAGAACACAGCTAGTTAAAGAACTAGAGCCAGGATTGAATGCACTATTCGGCCTGGAATACAAGAGGTATGAAAATCAGCATGCTGAGATTTATACAACCGAGTCAAGTGACAGAGCTTTCGAAGAGGAAGTTATGTTATCTGGATTCGCTAACGCACAAACGAAAGCAGAAGGTCAAGGCGTATCATTTGATGAAGCGCAAGAAACTTACACAGCTCGTTATACTCATGACACAATTGCTTTGGCATTTGCAATCACAGAAGAAGCTATCGAAGATAATCTCTACGATAGACTAGCTTCCAGATACACAAAAGCTTTAGCAAGATCTATGTCTAATGCGAAGCAAGTAAAAGCTGCAGCACCTTTGAACAATGGTCTGTCCTCAGTGGCAACATTTAAAGCAGGTGACACAGTTTCTCTGTTCTCAACTAACCACACAACTGTTAGTGGAACAGCAGTTAAAAATACTTTAACTACGCAAGCAGACTTAAATGAAACATCATTAGAGCAAGCATTAATTGATATTGCTGGCATGACTGATGAACGTGGATTGAGAGTAGCAGCTAGAGGGGTTAAAATGATAATTCCTTCAGCTAATCAGTTCAACGCTGAGAGATTAACAAAATCTCAAGGCAGAACTGGAACAGCAGATAATGATATCAATGCTACTGTATCTATGGGTATGATTCCTCAAGGATATAGAGTGAACAATTACCTAACTGATACAGATAGTTGGTATATTATTACTGATGTGCCTAACGGTATGAAAATGTTTCAAAGAGCAGCATTAAAAACTGCGATGGAAGGCGATTTCGATACTGGCAACGTTAGATACAAAGCTAGAGAAAGATACTCATTTGGAGTATCCGACTATAGAGGTATCTTCGGTGTTGAAGGTGCGTAATAACTAAATTTAATGAGGCGGCCTTAAAACCGCCTCATTTTTAATAAAAGATGAGAAAATGAAAAAATTCCTAGTACAGATATGGGCTTATGATTATCACGCTAAATTTGAAATTTTAGCGGAAGATAGTGCATCCTCAATTGAAAAATCTATCCTTGACAAAATTGGAGAAAAGAGTATAAAATGGGAAAATCTCGGAAATGCGTATCATGACCGAAAAAGAATAACCTATGAGGAGGTTATAAATGACACAAGACCTATACAACACAAAACGGTCCTTGGAGTTAGAATGGCAACAGGAGCACCTGAAGGAGGGCAAGTATAATATTAACATGTCCTACATTGATAAAAAAATTCAGGAAATTGTTAAAGAAATCATTGCCAAAGAGTTCGAAGAATCTACTCGCCTTAATAAAGTAGATGAATCCAAGGCTCAAGTTTCGATAGCCACTTAAGCGCTATCAAAAAATCAATTTTTTTCCTAGGGATCGCTTGCACTCAATCAAAAAATAACATATAAATTTGCCACTATACAAATTTTAAAAAAAATTAAATGTAGACGCGTATAGTCGACATTCCCTAGGGACTACATTTAAATATTCTAGGAGGAATATTATGGCAAACACAACGTTTAATGGATCAGTACGATCTGAGAACAATTTTAAAGTTATCAGTAAAGCTGCATCCACAGGACTAGTCTCTGATCGAACGATCGGTGACGGATTGAAAGACTCTCGAAGATATTATCTTGATGAGTATTTTAATAAACTTCCTGCTCTTAACGCTTACCTACAAGGCTCAGAAACAAAAGACTGGGGCAGCATAGATGACGGCAATGAAGCAGCAGAAGACGTAACAGTTACAGGCGCAGCACTAGGAGACTATGCGGTAGCAACAATGAGTATTGATGTTACAGACTTAACTATAACGGCATCAGTAACAGCATCAAACGTAGCTACAGTTGTTTTAGGAAACTTTACAGGTGGTGCGATAGACCTTGGATCTGGAACATTAACAGTTAAAGTTTTTAAAGCTGGTTCAACAGCAACAGGTAAAAACAATAACTTTGAAGTACTAGGTACTAACATGACTACAGCGTTAGCTACTAGAAGTGCTACTTCTGCAGTGGTTACGTTAACAACAGCAGGCGCTGATCAAGACCAAGCAATTTTAGCTCCACACTTAGACAGTGGACAAACTGCTTGGACAGGTGTCAAGTGGGGTACTGAAAACCAAGTTACGTGGGAAGCTTGCATCAGAACAAGTGCGGCTATTGATAATCAAAATATCTGGGCGGGGTTGAAAAAAACCAATGTTCCAGAAGTTGCAACTGATACTGAACAAGCATATTTCACATTCTTAACGGATGCGGATAACTCTGGTCAATCAATGACTGACTTTACTTTACTACACTTTGTTCATAGTATTGGTGGTACTGATTATATTAGTAGATTACCTATTACAGTAGCGGCAAGTACAAACTATCACTTGAAAGTATCATTTGATAGTGACAGAAAACTGTCAATATTTGTAAATGGTGTTCAATACAACATTACAACTACATCTGGAAGTACAGGTGGTACATTGGTTACTCAAGGTAATACTAAATCAGCAGCTATAACTAACGATGTGGATTTAATTCCATACGTTGGAATAGAAGCTGGTGACGGCGCTGCTGCTGCAATTGACGTTTCTTACGCTGCAGTGAGTAGACTGTTATTTGAATAATAGTTATTAACAAACTTTAATAGAGCGGGGGCTTCGGCCCCCTCTCTCTAATGGAGGAAAAAAATGGCAGACGCAGTAACAAGTCAAACATTATCTGATGGCGATAATATCGCTGTCATAAAATTAACAAACCTATCGGATGGTAATGGAGAAGCTTCAGTTAAAAAAGTTGATGTTTCAGCTTTAGCGGCTAACTCAGCAGGAGCAACTCCCGCACTTGCCTCTATTGAACAAATTTGGTACGATATTGGTGGTATGCGCGTAGCTTTGGAATGGAATGCGACAACAAATGTTGTAGCAGCAGTTCTAGGTGGAAGCGCAGCAGCAGGAAATGTTTCAGGTCACATGGATTTTAGATCATTCGGTGGTATTAAAAACACTGAAGCTTCTGGAGCTGATGGTGATATTGATTTAACAACAAGTGGTCACACTAATTTAGATCATTACACGATTGTATTGCAATTAAGAAAATCATATTAAGGGGTTTAAATGGCTTATTCAGGCACACAAACCTTTAATCTCTCAATAGATGAAATTATAGAGGAAGCACTAGAGCGTTGCCAATTGGAAGCGCGTAGTGGCTATGATCTAAAGACAGCAAAACGATCCCTCAATCTTATGTTTGCGGAATGGGCGAACCGTGGATTGAATCTATGGACCGTTGCCTATGCTACGCAGACATTGACAGCTGGAACAAATTTCTACGGGGTTGACCAAAAGGTCGTGGACATTTTGGATGCAACAATCACAACAACAACTGATGCAACTGCAAATCTGGAAGGTGATAGCAGCACTACTGATGTTTCTGTTGCTAGAATTTCACGCGAAGAATTCATGAATCTTACCAGAAAGGAGAAATCATCAACTGGGGATGCAAGACCTACACAGTGGGCCCTAATTCCTGGAACGGTTACAACTGGAGGATCTTCCTCTAGTGGTCGACCGGAATATGATATGACCCTTTTCCTATATCCAAGTCCGGATAAGGCTTATATTTTCAAATATTTCTATATTGGAAGAATACAGGACGCCGGTGATTATGTTAATAACGCCGATGTTCCATTCTATTTTCTTCCGTGTTTGACTGCGGGGTTGGCTTACTATATAAGCTTAAAGAGGGCGCCAATGCTGAGTCCTAACTTAAAAGCGATATATGAAGAGGAATTTAAACGTGCTGCTGAAAATGACCGTGAACGAACATCGTTCAGGGTTGAACCAGCACAAGCTTACATACCATAGGAGGTAATATGGTTAAATGTGAAAAATGCGGTCGTGATTGCAATTGTGGAGACAATTGTGAATGTAAGGACTGCGAATGTAAAAAGGAGGAATAATGAGTAATCCAAACTGGAATAAAGATACTAATACCGGAAGAAGTTCTAAAGGTGGAGTAAAAGGAAATTGGAGTGATAGAGGAACTAATTCTGTTCCTGAAGCTAAGGCTAAGGAAAAAGCAAAATCTGTTTCACTATCTAAAGGAAATGTTTCCGGAACCATGCAAAGCATGGGTGCGGCCACTAAAGGTGGTAAGTATCATTGGTCTGGAACTGGCAATTCTAAGTGGTAGAATAAATGGCGTACGCTAGAGGAAAATATTCTCAATCTATATCTGATCGCAGTGGAATGGCATTTCCCTACAAGGAAATGGTAAAGGAATGGAATGGTGCGCGTGTTCATAAAAGTGAATATGAACCAAAGACAGCACAGGATCATCCTCGTAAGCATTCTGCTGATAAAGAATCATTACAATACGCTAGACCAGATAGGGGTGAAAGTGAAGTGGAACATAAACTTACTTTAAATCCTTTCAGGTTTACAGCAAGTAGTGCAACAATATCAGTTTTTGAGCCTAGCCATGGAAGAGCTACCAGTGATACTGTGAGATTCAGGGATGTTAGTGGTAGTATATTTGGAGCTTCAATAACTGAATTAGAGGATTCCGATGGATACAGCATTACAAAAACAGATGATGATTTTTATACTTTTGCAGTTTCAACAGCCGCAGGAACAACAGGCAGTGGAGGAGGAGGCTATGCTTCTTCCGGACCGGCAACATTGAGCGCATAATGACAAC